CGTCGTTGATATCGCTAAAGCCAGTCTCTTTGTCTTTGGCCTGCTTGATGTCGCTGCGGTCTTTGTCCGTATCAGGTAGCTCGATGTCGCGGTAGAACCCAGCCTTCTGGAGCTTGATGATTTCGTTCCCGGTCTTGCGCATGACATGCGTGATGCGGTAGCACGTATCCAAGTCGGTCGTCCCGTAGGGCAGGATGATGTCTTCGGCTGGGATGAACATGGAGACCTGTCGGCCAAGGCTAGGGTCGTAGTAGACCTTCTTGAAAGCTGAACCCGTAGCAGGCAAGCTCCACAGCATGCGTTCTTGCTCCGGGCGGAACTCGCGCATGATTTCCGTCAACTGGTAGTTCAAGTCTGCTTCAACGCGTACCGCCGCTTCTTGTTTCTCCGGCGTCTCCTTGCCAACAATCTTGGTGCGCACCGGGCCTTGTGCAGGGAACATCTCGGTGATGGTCTCCGATTGGAAACGCACCACGGCCTCGGTAATCATGGGGTGGAACACGCCGCTGGCTCCTTGCCACGGCTCCGTGCGGTCTTCGTACTGCAAGCCCAGCAGCTTGATACCCTCGGTGTACGCCTTCTCCCAGTCTTTGCGGCTGGCTTTGTCGTTGTCAATGTCGTTGGACAGGTCGTTGGCAAGTTCTTGCAAGTCCCCATCGTCCATCAGGTCGGCTAAGTTTGCGCCAAAGTCATTCTCGTCATCGCCGGGGTGGATGGATAAGTCCAGCCCACCCATGTGGATGTTGACCTCTTCCGGGTCAACGATTTCAATCTCAAGCGGCTCCTCATTTTGGGCAAGGTCGTCCATGCCAAGTGGTGCTTGATATAACCCTTTGTCAACATTAGTAGCCATACTTATTTCTTTCAGTAGTATGCGACAGAACGCCGCCTAAAAATCTTCGGCTCATCCTTTTCATCGGAGTCCAACGGGATGAAACCACCTTGTCGATAGCGCAGCAGGGCTTGGGTTGTAGTGTCCACGTAGTCGTCGTTCTCGCCTACCGGGAAAGCTGCAATCTCTTCAATCACCTCACGCGCCCAGCGTGTATCGGGAGCCCACACTTTACCTGATGTGAATAAGTCGGCCACCGCGTTGACGCGCACCATCTTGTCGTTGCCCCGGCTCGGGCTGAACTCCTGCACCGGTATGCCCATCTGGCGCAACTCCTGAATGAGCGGCGCTCCGGCGGCTTTTTTCTCCACAATGAACGCGTCGGGCTCCCACTCTTTGTAGTGCTTGAGCGCCACGGTCTTGAGTTCAGGGAAAGCCATCCGGTCTTTGAACGCGTCCAACAAAATAATCTGCGGCGCGTTGCCCTCTTCCTCGTTGTACCAAACGCCCCACGTTGTGCAGGCGCTGTAGTCGGATGTATTCTTGGTCTCAAACGCCGTATCCCAGCTCTGGAGCACGTAATCGCACTGCGGAGGGTTATCTTTCATCCAAATCCGCCAGCTCTTGCGGGAAATCAGCGCCGAGTTGTCCAGTGTGGGCTGCTGCATGTACTGCGCGTTCCAGTACCGGGGGTCAATGCTGGCCTTGGTGGTCTTCAGGGACTCCAGCGTCCACTGCTCGGGCCAAAGCGACTTTTCGTTCTTTTCGCCCTCGTTCAAAATGGCTGGAAGCTCCACGATTTCCCACGGTATGGACTCGGGGTTCTTGGTTTGGTACGTTAGTAGGCGTCCAGTCAGGTCAAGCAGTGACCAGCGCGTCATCACAATGATAATTGCCCCGCCCGGCATCAGCCGTTGCAGTGGTCCGGTCTGCATCCACGACCACGCGGTATCAAACGCAAGGCGGCTGTTGGCTTTTACGTCCTGTTCTGAGTGCGGGTCGTCAATTACAAACAAATCTGCGCCGCGTCCGGCCAGCGCACCGCCCACACCAGCAGCGTAGTACTGGCCACCGGCCCCAGTTGACCATTTGCCCGCAGCTTTCTGGTCGTCGGCAACCCGCGTATCGGGAAAAATGGAGTTGTAGTCCTCGCTGTCCAGCAAATTTCGCACACGACGACCGTAATCTTCCGACAAACCCGCCGTGTGGGTGGCCATGATGATTTTTTTGTCGGGGTATTTGCCCAAAAAGTAGGCTGGGAACAGGTAAGAACTGAATTCGGACTTGCCCATACGGGGCGCAATGTTAATGATGACGCGTTTTTTGCGCCCTTCAATCACGTCCGTGAAGATTTTGGCCAGCTTGCGGTGGTGTGCTCCGATTTTGAAGCCCGGATATACCGCGGTGGCAAAGCCCAGCATGTTGTGTTGCGCCGCAGCAAGCGACACACGGCGTTCGCGCACCTCCAAATCGTTGAACAACTCCATTTTTTCTTGGAGTGTCATGGTCGGCAGCGCTTTCATCAGCGCTTCCAACTCTTGTTTGTTTAACGATGTGAGGATGTCAGGCGTCATCGGACAGAACAGCTTCTTGAATATCGACCACACCCATAAACCGATTGAGTTTTTCCTTGATTCGCTGTTCCAACTCGGTGTCGGTGAGCGGTTCTTTCTGGACTTCAATCTTGTCAGTGAACAAACCAACTTCAGTTACTTTGCCGAGTAGGCCAAGCGCTTTGAGTCGGATGTTTGCGTTGGGGTTTTGGGTTTCTTCCACCAGTTTGGCAACGGTGTAACCGCGCAGTTCTTTGGCTTGGTGGATGAACTCCCAGTCGTAAGCAGTCAGCATACCCACCAAATGTTGCACCGCAGCAGGAGTCTTGACCTGTGCCAGCGCAGTGTGGGTTATTTCTTCCGGAGAGGCGGAGACCAGATTGGCAAAGGTCTCTTGGGCGGCTTTGGTGTCAAGGGCAGTGGCCAGCTCTTTGCTGTCTACCGCGCCCATCTTGGTGAGCCAGTCCGTGGTTTTGATTTTGGCGTTGAGTAACGACACGGGGTCAGCATTCTTCGCCGCAGCCACTGGGCGTGGGCGGTTAGGGAGAATCTCCGGGTCGAAATCAATTAGGTGTTCAAACATGCGTAGGTATTGTGACCTCGTTGGACACAGTGTATACTACTTCTCGGTAAGTGTGTTTTGCTTTCACATTTGCTTCTCCCTGGTAGGTAACACTATCCTTAACTCCCCGGCCTCAAAAACCGGGGATTTTTTTTAAAATTTTTTGGGCTTGCCTATTTTTTAAGCAAGGGGGTGGGTTGCTGGATTGGGGTTAAGTTGTCTAAGGTTTTACAAAGTTGGCTGTGCGGCTGGGGAATAGTGTTTGGGCCAAGTGGCCATCGTCTGTTCCATAAGGGGTGATACCCCGGTGGTGGGGTCGCCAAAGTGTCTACTACCCTGCATTATTTACACCCCTTGTGGTAAAATAGAGGCATCGGTTGGGGAATGGTTCCCTACTGATTCCGTTGCACTGTGCAACACTTTTTTACTGGAGAAACCTATGACTAAGTTCAACAAGACCGCACTGTTCACAGCCCTCAACAAGTTCGTGGACGACAAGGTTGCCCTCATCGCATCCGTACGCAGTGCGGGCTACAAGACGCTGGAGGAAGCCCGCCCCGATGTAATGGAGTGGGTATGCACTCGGGTGAAGGGTGTGTCCGTGGCCACACGCGGCTCTCAGGTGGTGTTCAAGGGTGACAAGGCTAAATGCTCCGATGCGCGCAGTGCGTTGCGAGACATGATGCTGAACATCCAAGGCACTACGCGCCGCAAGGCCGCAGCCGCTGCTGCACCGAAAGAATCGGCCAAGGCCGCACCGCTGACCAAGACGCAACGCACCGCACTCGACTTGGCTATCGCCGCTTTCGGTAGCAAGGCCAAGCTGCTTGCCGCCCTGAAGTAAATCTGTTGCACTGTGCAACGCTTTTCCACGCAAGACTCCGAGGGCGGGGCTTGCGTGGTGTTCTTATTCTTGTCAACCGGAGATTCCAAATGACCTATGCACACTCAGTCCGCGTAATACGCAAGGGCTTGTTTTGGCGTGTTGAACGCTGCGCTTTCGGGCGGTGGCAGACAATGCGTGACCTCTACACCACACGGGCAAAAGCCCGCGCAGACCAAGCGTGGTGGGCCACAGAGTAGGGCTTTCTGCAAGCGTAGCGTGCTGCGCTTGCGGGGCAATCCTGCCCATATCTGTTGCACAGTGCAACGCTTTCCCTATGGAGAATCCTATGAACCACATCGCAAACCGCACACAATCCATCAACCCGTTAACACGCGCCACTCTGACTGTGTACCCTGTCGGAACATGGCGTGACGAGAAGGCCAAGCGTGATGTAACCGAAACCCTGTACTTCTACCAGTGCGGGGCTGACCGATACACAGTGACTGTGTGGCACAAGAAGGCCAGTCCATTATTTGTGCTCGCAAGTTAGTAGAAAATTGACTTTTTCAACCCAGTCGTTTTATTGATAGCGTGGACACACTTTCGGACACGCTAAGTTGTTGATTTATATAGAGTGTCGGCGCAGTACTCCAGTCTATATATATAAATATAATTATTAAGATAAGTAAGTATG